GTCCTTTATGGAGAAGTGAGAGCTGATGCACTATAGCATTGGCTCTTTCTTTTTTTCTAACTTAGATTAAAACCCGGATGGAGGTGACAGGTATCTGTGTTAAATTAGTATCTGGAAAAATCCCCGGGTTGAAATTTTGAAAAACAATTTGAAAGGAGATCGTTATGGAAGTCATTTATGTAGTTGTCGGAATCTTGATTGGGTATGCCGTCTCATCTATCATTCGCCGAAAGCATCCTGTTGGTTTTCTGCGTATTGACAAGTCTGATCCGGACGGGCCCTATCTTTTTCTTGAACTGAAAAAGAGCGTTAATGAAATTGTAACTCAACGAACTGTCCTATTGGAAGTGAAGCGTGAAGACTTTATTCCGCACAAATAACACTTCCTTTTATGGAACCCTATTAAAACGAAAGGAAAAACGAATATGGGTGAAGAAAACAGAAGTTTGTTGGAAGAGGAGATCAAAGCCGAAATTAAACGCTTGGGATCTCTCGAATCCGGAAGTCAGGAGCATACCACAGCAGTGGATAGCTTGACGAAGCTGTACAAACTGAAGCTCGAAGAGGATAAGAATACCTATGAGCGTCTGGACAAAATCGAGAATCGTGAAATCGATCAAGAGTCCAAGACGGCTCAAATGGCAGAGTCTGTCAAAGATCGATACTTCAGATTTGGTATGGCTGCCGCTGAGCTGGTGCTGCCGTTGATGTTCTACGGCGTTTGGATGAGACGAGGTTTCAAGTTCGAACAGGACGGAACTTTCACCTCCCAGACATTCAGAGGTTTATTCAGTCGATTCAGACCGACTAAGAAATAAACCGGTTCCAAAAGCGGAGAGTTCGTGTATATAACACGTTCTCTTCGTTTTTCTCCTGCTTGAAAATTACATGGGCTATTGTGAGAGATGTAAAAGTGCTTTTTATCTCTTGATAAAATACTGATGGTCGCTATACTTAATAGTGCCACACAATATCAAGGAGGTAATTTGCAATGAGCTTTTTTTAACGATGCGCAGAGAGACGGTTTACTTACTGGACGGTATATTTGCAGTGAATGCGGAGGACTTATGGAATTTGAAGACGAGTGGGAAGATACTTTAGTATGCCCTGCTTGCGGTCACTCCGTCGATTTAGAGCATTACGGTATGGAGAACGATGAAGAATATGATGCTCTATATCCGACCAGAGATCAGATCTGCGACGACTAATTAAGACTATTAGCAAAGGGGAAGGAGTCCTGACGAGGGCTCTTTCTCTTTTCTTTTTATAGGTGATGGATATGCGATACCATTTTGACAAACCGGAAATTTACTTGACCTTGTATGGCGAGCGTTATATTTGTGAGCATCCGGTTTATAATAGCTGCACTCTCTACAGAATTGAAGAAAGAGGTTTAGCAGTAATTCAGCAACGATTTGACTCCGAGACGAAAAGTACATGGTGGAGCGAAGTTGACCCTTGGATTACTGACGCTTTATATTTGCACCCTGATTTTCGAGAATACTTTGAAATGAGGGCTGGGGTGTGTACGGACGGAATATACCCTACTGTAACGGTTCGCCAAATTATGTGGGCATTAAAAATGAAACCAATTCAGAAAGAACGATGGGAAACCGTATTCGATAGACGGGATATCTAAGCGCAAAAAACGCATCTCCCTTTATGAAAAACCATTGAATTTTGAAGGGAGACATGGATTATGAAAACACTAAAGAACAAGCTATATGCTGTAGTATTACTTATTTGTGGGTACTTACCGGTACTTATCGACAAAGATGCAACAGCATTAGTATTCTTTGCGTTTATCGCAATACCGTTGTTCTTTGCAAAAGAAAACTGGATTTATTGAGGATTGAGCCGCCAACAACGGCTCTTTTCTTTTCGCCAAAATTACAACCCCTATTGTGGAAAACGATGCTATTTGAAAGGAGTAAAAGGAGCATGGACGAAATGAAAATTGGTTCTAAATTCACTACGAGCATTATCTCGAAATTGGCGAGTTTGGCAATCCGAAAGAAATTTGGTTATGATGTAAAACTGAATTTGAATGAGGTAAAAGCCACAGTCGTTGACGGAAAGACGCATGTTCATCTGGATATAGATGCCGATCTTGAGAAAGATGAACTTACTAAAATCCTGAAAAGTATTGGTTTGTAAAATCTGAAAGGAGCTGTTAACAACGGCTCTTTTCTTTTGCCGCGCGAAATTTACAAGTCTTATTATGAGAGACGGGTTAGCTCAGTTGGTAGAGCGCCACACTTCCGTGGAGGTCGTCGGTTCGAATCCGATACAGTCTCTCTTGCTTTTTATTTTCGCATGAAAGGAGAAAAGACATGAGCATCGATCAGCTTGATTTAATCTTGTATGACATGTACCGCATGGACGCTTGGCTGCCGCCTTTGTTTGGTAAATGGGCTGAAGATTATAAAAAAGCGAGTTACTCACAATGGGCTGTCGACGAGCTCAGAGATTTTATCGCCGAACAGATTTACCCCCGAAGAGAAGGGTCTATTGATGAATTCTGTAAGCTCACGCACGAATTCATGATGAAGACAGCTAAGTATGCGAGGGTGAATCCAAACACAAGTCTTATGTTCCGATCTGCCAGTGAAATGGCAGCGAACATTTTAGACCTTCTAAGGGCTATGAAATAACAAAAACATGAAAGGAGAAAAGACATGAGCAAAAACCAAGCAATTCAAAAGTTGCTGCATAAGTCAGGGCTTTGCATCAGGAAATACTCGCCTGTTGCTTTGTCTTTTGTAGCATCAGCCGGTGTTGTGGTTACTGCAATCGCCGCAGCCAAAGTGACCCCACGAGCAGTAGCGTTAGTTTATGCAGACAGCCGCAAAAAGCATGATGGCGATCCATATGCGTACACCAAGAAAGAGGCGTTCATCGCTGCATGGAAATGTTATATTCCGGCAGTGGCATTTGGAGCTTCTACTATCGCTTGCATTATGGGTGCCAATGCACTAAACCGACGCCAACAGGCAGCACTAACAAGTGCGTATGCTCTCGTCCAAAGTTCTTATAAGGAGTATAAGGACAAGCTGAAAGAACTCTATGGCGAGGAAGCGCATAATGCCATTATGGATTCCATCATCAAGGAAAAGTGCAAGGACATCAGCATCTCTGCGAATGGAGGTTGGTACGATTCTTCCCCCGATTTTGGTGAAGGCATGGAACCAGAAGTCTCCCGCACTTTTTACGATAGTTTTTCGCAAAGATATTTTGAGTCAACTATCGAGAAGGTCATTCAGGCTGAGTACCATCTAAACCGCAATTTCATGTTCGCAGGGGTCATCCCACTTAATGACTTTTATGAGTTTCTTGGACTTGAAAAGACGGAACTCGGAGACGCTGTTGGATGGTCAAGCTGTAATGGTGATATTTATTGGATCGACTTTAATCATCACCGACTCACTTTGGATGACGGCATGGAGATCTATGTCATTGACATGGTTTTTGAGCCGACAGCCGAGTGGATGGAAGATCTGTAAGTTCGCAAAAAATACATTTCACTTTATGAAAACGAAAAGGAGGTTTCGCTTTATGAATAATGCAAAATTAGTTAAAATCCTGGGTCTTGTCGCTACCGCAGTAGGTATGGGTGCTACGCTCCTCACTGACTGGGTGAACGAGAAGAAGATGGAAGAGAAAATCGACGAACGCATCAATGAGAAGCTTGCCGCACTTAGCGATGAAGAAGATGAGGAGTCCTAACAAGGGCTCTTCCTCTTTATCTGAACAATATGTGTGATACAAGCACGGCTGTTTCGATTATTCAACGATATGTTGATGAGCATCTGTTCAGTCCATCCTTCACATGGCCAAAGCATGAATTCAGAAAAAGGTCATATCAGCAATGGGCTGCATATGAAATCTGTGATCGAATCATGGACAAACCTTTCGATGATCCAATCACCGTCATCGAAAGCTTCATGTTCGAGATGGCTATGTATGCTTGTTACGGCGAGGATGAGCAGCGTAGCTTTATATTTCAGAATGCGGTCGAAACAGCTGAAGAATTAAGTCTATTATTTGTTTAACCGAAAGGAGAAAAGAAACATGAAAGTTTCATACCAAAACTACCGTCAACAGAAGCAGAGTTCTAAGGTTATGAGATCTTACATTGTACAGGCGGCAGCAAAAGGAGCAACAGAAGAGGAACTCAACATTCTATGCCAAGCGTATCTGCTCGAACAGAAATACGGACTGGCAGTTAATTCGACGACAGAGCGCAGACCACCTGTACGCCGTATCTATGATATTGCGGTTTTTGCCACTCGTGTTGATGCGGAGAAGGTTTATAGCCAAATGCTCGAACTTTCCACTCAATATGGGGCGGTCAGCGTAAATGACTATTATGAACTTTGTGGTTTAGAGGACAAAGACTCATACGAGTTAAGAAATTATGGATGGACTAAAGATGCAGTCTTGAACATGAGTGTAGTGCGAATTGGTCCTAATTATGTGATTGATGTGCCTCGCATTGTACAATGTTTTCAGATGAAAGGAGAAAATCATGCCTAAACAAAGTTTAGCAAGCATTGCCAAGAGTGTACGGACGGCAATGAAAAAACATAGTCCTGAAATTCTCACCGGTATTGGAATTGCCGGCATGATTACCACCACTGTTATGGCGGTAAAAGCAACACCAAAAGCTCTGATTCTGCTTGAAGAGAAAAAAGATGAGCTGGATACGGACAGACTTGAGCCGAAGGATATCATCAAGACGGTTTGGCCTTGTTATATTCCGGCAGCCGTTGTAGGCGCCATCTCTGTCTTCTGCCTGATTGGAGCAAGCTCGACTAATCTTCGTCGGAATGCTGCTCTGGCAACGGCGTATACCCTTTCAGAGTCTACTTTGAAGGAGTATCAGGAAAAAGTCGTTGAGACAATTGGTGAGAAAAAGGAACAGTCCATTCGAGACTCTGTGTCGAAAGACAAGATGGTTAAGAACCCTGTTCGAGAAGTGATTCTCACTGAAAGCGGCGGCAACACGATCTGCTATGATGTCTTGTCTGGACGATATTTCAAGTCTGACAGAGACAAAATCACCCGGGTCATGAATGAACTGAATCGTCAGATGCGTGACGAAATGTATGTCACTCTGAACGATTTCTACTACGAACTCGGTTTGGATGGAACTAAGATGGGCGATATGCTCGGATGGAACATCGATAAGGGTTACATTGACCTTGCATTCTCATCGCAGCTGGATGCAAACGGTACCCCCTGCCTGGTGATTGATTATCAGGTTGCTCCAGTTTATGACTACCAGTAAGCTACCGCGCGAAATTTACAACTTATTTAATGGAAGAACATTCCACAATTTCACACATTTGAAAGGAGATTTCACAATGAACAACAATGAGATTATGAACAACGAGGTCGTTGAAGCTACCGAAGAGGTTATCGAGAACGCTGGCTTGAGCAAGGGCGTAAAGATTGCTGCGGGTATCGGCTTGAGCGTAGTTGTAGGCGTGGTTGTCTACAAGTATGTAGCAAAGCCGGTAATCGCAAACATCAAAGCCCAGATCGAGCAGAAGAAGATGGCTGCTGAGGAGAAGACGGTTATCTTGGAAGAATCCGATGTTGTCACTGAAGACAACTGAAAATGCGAATTTGAGAAGTTCAGATAAGGGAGAGTACCTGTAACAAGGTGCTTTCCCTTTTTCTTTATCTCTCGAAAGGAGGAAAAAATATGCAGCAGTACCAATATGACGGTCCGGTTATGCGATTTGATGATTGCGTTCAACATCGCTGGAAGGCAACTACTGTTGCTCCGACGGAAGCGAAAGCGAAGAGCAATCTCGCCTATCGATATAAAAAAGAAAACGGCTTGATGCCGAACACAAAAATTACTCTGCCCGGTAAACTGATTCCGGCATAAGAAAGGAGATCACCCAGTGGAAGATTACAAATCCAATTCTGATAAGGCTCGTCAGGAGCAACAGTCAGAAAAGAAAGTCGAGGCGGTTATTACCGGGGCTGCAAAAACTCGAAAAAAAGGCGAGATGCAAAAATTTGCAGATGTCTTTATTGCCGAAGATGCAAACAATGTCAAATCTTATATTTTGATGGAGGTTATTGTGCCTGCTGTCAAGAAAGCGATTTCTGATATTGTCACTACCGGTATCGATATGATCCTGTACGGCGAAGCAGGTCGAAGCAAGAAAAACGGAACGGCGTCTAAGGTATCTTATCGAAACTACTACGATCAAGGCGCAGACAGAGTGCGTGCTGGTTCTGCCGGCAATAGACGCAATACGCCTGATTATGATGATATTCTCTTCGATACCCGTGGAGACGCAGAAGCGGTTCTCGATGCAATGAACGATATCATCAGTCAATATGGAACGGTGAGCGTATCCGATTTCTATGATCTCGCTCGCGTTCCCAATGATAACTTCACTATGAACCGCTATGGTTGGACAAATATTGGCGGTGCAACTGCGGTACGAGTTCGAGATGGTTATATTCTGAAGCTGCCTCGTGCTATCCCGCTGAATTGAAAGGAGAAAATGTAATGCTTGAATGCAAAGTTTGTGGCACTAAGTTTAACGCCATTATTGAAAGGCACTATCTTGCTCGTGATAACGGAAAAACTGGGCTGGCAGTTGCCTTTGGCTCTACTGCTGAAGAATGCCTGTATGATGCATTTGACTGCCCGATGTGTGGCTGTCAGGTAATTGCTAAGGAGCGTAAGCGTGACTATATTCCGTTTATTTCTACTGATAAGGAGGATGCAGATGATGACCAGATCTGAGACTCTCGATAAAGCAAAGGCTTGCGTATGTGGGCAGAGAGAGAACGAATACGGCTCTCCGGAAGATAACTTCACTGCTATTGCAGGCTTCTGGAGCGTCTATAAAGGCGTTGAATTTACCGCAAATGATGTTGCCATGATGATGGCACTTCTTAAGATCGCACGAATCAGAACAGGAACGGCTACGGACGACAGCTATGTCGATTTGGCTGGATACGCTGCCTGTGGTGCTGAAATCAACTCTAAAAACTGAAAAGGAGAATAATAAACCATGAAAAATAAAACTGAAATTATGAAGAGCGTGAACGGCGTGACTTCCAAGGCCGTTATGAAGCTCAAGAAGCACAGCCCCGAGATTCTCGTTGTGGCTGGTATTGCCGGTACGGTCGTAAGTGCCGTTCTCGCTTGCAAGGCCACCACTAAGGTAGCAGAGATTCTCGATGAAACTAAGGGTACTCTCGATACCATCCATGATGGAATGGAGACCGGTGCAATCAATGGCCAGGAATATACGACCGAGGACGGCAAGAAGGACACGGTTGTTGTCTATGCTCAGACCGGAATGAAGCTCGCAAAGCTTTATGGCCCTGCCATCATTCTTGGCACTCTGTCCATCACCAGTATTCTGGCATCTAACAACATTCTGCGTAAACGCAATGTGGCTCTTGGTGCTGCTTATGCTGCAATCGATAAGAGCTTCAAGGAGTATCGTGGTCGAGTTATCGAGCGTTTCGGCGAGCAGGTCGATACCGAACTGAAATATGGCATCAAGGCGAAGAAATTCGAGGAAATCGAAGTTGACCCCGAGACCGGCAAGGAGAAGAAAGTTAAGAAGACCGTGATGATCGCCGATCCTAATCTCCAGAGCGACTATGCTGTATATTTCGACAGCAAGAGCCGCAACTATGAGACTAACCCCGATTACAACCGCATGTTCCTCAAGGCACAGCAGGCATTTGCAAATGACAAGCTTCAGACCCGTGGTCACCTCTTCCTGAATGAGGTTCTGGACGATCTTGATCTTCCTCGTACCCCTGCTGGTCAGATTGTCGGTTGGACAAAGGATGGTCCGGACGGCTATGTTAATTTCCGCATCGTTGAGGTAGAGCGTGAGACCGAGGATGGTCGTCATGAGCCGGCGCTTCTGCTCGATTTCAATGTTGAGGGCAACATCTGGGAAAAGATGTAATCAATCACCTTCAGACTTGGACTGGGGGTGATATTTTAATGTAAAGGAGTTTTAGCAATGCACATCAAACCACGAACGATAGTTACCGTTCTCTGCATGATATTTTTCATCGGTTTTGCGGTATACGGCGTTGTTCGCTCTACAGATAAAGAAACATCGGAGATTAAGCAATCCTATCCGGTTCTTGCAGAGGCAGAGCCAGCGATTATGGCAGATCTTCCGATGGAGTCTCCTGATTCGGAACCAGAGGTGAAGAAAGAGCCAGACTACCCTCTTACACAAGAGGAAATCGACTTAATAGCACTTGTAACCATGGGTGAAGCTGAAGGAGAAACAGAACTGGGAAAACGCTTGGTTATCGACACAATCCTTAACCGTATCGATCATCCATCTTTCCCGGATACTGTGTACGATGTTATTTATCAACCCAATCAGTTCAGCGTAATGTGGAACAGCAGGATTGACCGTTGTTATGTCATGCCTGAGATTGTTGAGTTGGTAAAGGAAGAACTTTTGGAACGGACAAATTACGATTGTGTGTTCTTCATGGCTGGAGGATACAGCAAGTATGGTGAGCCTTTGTTTCAGGAGTGTTGTCACTACTTTTCGAGTTATGACTGAAAGGAGAACATAAAATGAAAGCTTTGTTTTCGTACATTCTTTCCACTATGGCAGGGCTTTGTCTCGTAGGAGGCATTGCTGTTCTCTCTGGTGGAAAGGAGTAAATGATGGATATTTTGGATAATTTCATCTCAACCGTCGACGCCATGCTGGACAGTCGGCGGAAAAGACACATTACTGGCGGGATTCTCCTGAGTGCAGCATTGCTGTTCGGAGGTCTCGCCATTACTGTTGTCACAATTCAAACTGACGAGGAGGAATACGAAGATGAGTAAAACCGGTTTCGCTATGTTCTTAGCTGGGGCTACAGTAGGCGCCGCAGCGACATGGCTTTGTCTTAGACGGTATTACGAGCAGATTGCACAGGAAGAGATCGATTCTGTGAAAGCGGCATTTGCCGAAAGAAAGCCCGTAAACACTAATATTGCCAAGAATGAAAAGGGCAATGAAAAGCAGGAGGAAAATCAGCATAAGGCAGATATTGCCAAGCTGAAACCCGACCTGGTGAATTATGCTGCTAAGCTTCAGGAAGAGGGCTATACCAATTACACGGAGCACAGCAAGAAAAATACTGAAGAAAAAAAGGATGATCCTATGCCCAATGAACCTTATGTCATCTCTCCGGACAATTATGGTGAGAATGACAATTACACGCAGATCAGTCTGGTCTATTATGCTGGTGACGGAGTCCTTGCCGACGATGAAGATGAAGTCGTCGAGGATATTGAGGACACTGTTGGCGAGGACTTTGCTGAACATTTCGGAGAGTATGAGGATGATTCGGTCTTTATTCGTAACGATCGCCTGAGATGTGACTATGAAATTCTCAGAGACAATCGTTCTTTCTCCGATGTGGCGGAAGGCTCCAACTACTAATAGGAGGATCGAATGACTGAAATTGAGCTGAACAATGAATATTTTGAGTGGATGTGTCAGCTCGTATGTAACGAACGATATAGCCGGAGGCTGTCTTATCAGAAGCTTCTTCGTCATCTGCATAATATTGATTTTCAATATATGCTGCCGATGGACGGAAATCGAGCAGAAGATGGGATAGACCTCCGGTATCGTTTTGGTTATGAAAAAGAATACGAGGGTTCTATGATTGCCAGTTATCTGGATAACCGCCCTTGCAGTGTATTGGAGATGCTTATTGCCTTAGCGTTTCGTTGCGAAGAACATATTATGACCGACCCAGATATCGGCAATCGCATGGGACAGTGGTTCTGGAACATGATTGTCAGTCTGGGTTTAGGGTCGATGAGTGATTCTCGATTTGATGCGGCGTATACGGACGATGTGATATCTCGATTTATGAACCGCAAATACAAGCGAAATGGCGAAGGCGGTTTGTTTACCGTCGAACGCTGCAAGTATGACATGAGAACTGTCGAAATCTGGTGGCAGATGAATTGGTATTTGGACAGCATCCTATAAGGGAGAATTACCATGATTCATACGCAAGTGTACGGGTTTTTTCAGACATGCTTACCCGACCAGGCAAAGGAGGTAAAAGAATACTTCCCAAATGGTAAAAACAGCATTCGAATTCGCAAAACCAACGGACAGGAATTTATATTTTCGTTGAGAGAGCCGAAGGCTTGGAAGTTTGAAACGATCAATCAATTTCTTGCCGACATGAAAGGAGAAAAGAAACATGGATGAAATGATTCGTTATATTTTCGGAAGTCTTCGCTGCTCCGAAACTGCGATGCGTATGTTTGCTAAGACGCTCAGAAAACAGAGGTCTTTCAATCGCAGCACCGTCATGGTCGCCACGGTTATGACTGTGCACATGCTTATCCAGGACTTGGAGATTCGCAGTATGCGTGACGAGATCGGGAACCTTAAAAACGAAATCAAGGAGCTTAGAAAAACGGAAGGAGACTAAAGAACTTCGATGATCGACTTTTTAATGATTTCGACCCGTAGTACGAAGCGTGGTGTAATAGAAATCTATCCGAAGTTTATCATTAAGAAAAGCTCCGACCTGATGATTAGAGGCAGTGACTTCTATGCTATTTGGTTAGAAGACCGAGGTTTATGGTCTACGGACGAGCAAGATGCACTCCAGCTTATTGACCGGGAACTTGACAAGTATGCAGAGGAAAACCGCAAAAACTTTGATTCGAGTATTAAAGTTCTGCACATGTGGGATTCCGAATCCGGAATGATCGATTCATGGCACAAATATTGTCAAAAGCAGATGCGAGACTCTTTCCACATGCTTGATGAGAAACTTATATTCTCCAATACACCGACGAACAAAAAAGATTATGCAAGTAAGCGGCTCAACTATCCTCTTGAGGAAGGGACCACGGATGCATGGAATAAGCTGATGTCCACAATTTACTCTGAAGAAGAGCGAACGAAAATTGAATGGGCTATTGGTTCCATTGTCTGTGGAGAGTCGAAGAAATTGCAGAAATTTATGGTTCTGTACGGTGCAGCAGGTACGGGTAAGTCTACGGTTCTGAATATTGTTCAGCAACTCTTTGAGGGATATTACTCCGTCTTCGATGCGAAAGCACTGGGTTCGTCCAGTAATTCATTTGCGTTGGAGGCATTTAAGACAAATCCACTTGTGGCAATTCAGCATGACGGTGACTTATCTCGCATTGAGGACAACACCCGACTGAACAGTTTGGTTTCTCACGAGCTGATGACAGTAAATGAAAAGTTCAAATCGACCTACGCAAACCGCTTCAAGTGCTTCCTGTTCATGGGCACCAATAAACCGGTCAAGATTACGGACGCAAAGTCAGGTCTTATCAGACGATTGATCGATGTGTCCCCTTCCGGAAACAAATTGAGTCCCAAGGAATACAAGGCTGTGACAAAGCAGATCGAATTTGAACTCGGTGCAATTGCTTATCATTGCCAGGAAGTCTATCTGGAGAATCCGGGCAGATACGATGATTATATTCCCGTGACGATGCTTGGTGCATCTAATGATTTCTATAACTTCATTATTGATTCTTACCATGTCTTCAAGAAAGAAGACGGGACAACTCTCAAAGCCTCATGGGAGATGTATAAAACCTATTGCGATGAGGCAAAAGTTACCTTCCCATTCTCTCAGAGGATATTTAAGGAGGAACTGAAAAACTATTTCCGGGATTACAAGGAGAGGTTCAATCTCGATGATGGAACTCGTGTGCGAAGTTATTACATTGGTTTTCGAACCGAGAAATTCGAGGATAAGACACTTACCGAGCAAGACGAGCCTGAGCATAAACTGATCGAGTTCTTAAAACAGAAATCGGTATTTGACAGAGAATGCGCAGATTGTCCTGCTCAGTATGCTTCGGCTAAAGAGACACCAACTTCCAAATGGGATGAAGTTTCTACTAAGTTGAGCGACCTGTCCACATCCAGATTGCATTATGTGAAAGTCCCGGAGAACCACATTGTTATTGACTTTGATATTCAGGATAAGGACGGCAATAAGTCGTATGAACTGAATCTCAAAGAAGCGAGTAAATGGCCGCCGACCTATGCTGAACTCAGCAAAAGCGGTCAGGGCATCCACCTTCATTATATTTATGCCGGTGATGTCAGCAAGCTCAGCCGAGTGTACGACGATCATATTGAAGTGAAAGTCTTCACCGGTAAAAGCTCGCTGCGCAGAAAGCTGACAAAGTGTAATGACTTGCCTATCGCAACGATCAATTCGGGTTTGCCACTGAAAGGAGAAAAACAAGTGATAAATTTTGAAGGGGTGAAGAGCGAGAAAGGGCTTAGAACGCAAATCAAGCGAAATCTCAACAAGGAGTACCATCCGGCAACAAAGCCCAGTATCGACTTCATTTACAAGATTCTTGAGGATGCTTATGCAAGCGGACTCAATTATGACGTGACTGATATGCGCAATGCTGTCTTGGCATTTGCAGCGAGCAGCACACATCAGGCGGATTACTGTATCAAGTTAGTCAACAAGATGCAGTTTAAGTCCGCAGACCAGTCAGCAGGAGCAAAAAATGATGATGCCAAGCTCGTGTTCTATGATGTTGAGGTATTTCCGAACCTGTTCTTGGTGAACTGGAAAATCGAGGGCGAGGGTAAGCCGGTGGTTCGTATGATTAACCCTACCCCGACTGAGATTGAAGAGCTGATGCGATTCCGTCTGGTTGGCTTCAACTGCCGTCGATACGACAACCATATTCTCTATGCTCGGCTGATGGGGTATACGAACGAACAGCTTTATAATCTCTCGACAAAGATCATCAACGGCAGCGCAAATTGCTTCTTTGGCGAAGCCTATAATGTGTCGTATACGGATGTGTATGACTTTTCCAGTAAGAAGCAGTCCCTTAAGAAGTTCGAGATTGAACTGGGTATTCACCATCAGGAACTTGGGCTGCCTTGGGACAAGCCTGTGCCGGAGGAGCTTTGGACAAAGGTCGCCGAGTATTGTGACAACGATGTCATTGCAACAGAAGCAACCTTTAATGCTCGTAAAGCAGACTTCACGGCTCGTCAGATTCTGGCGGATGTTGCGGGGATGTCAGTTAATGATACGACGAACTCGCTGACCACCAAAATTATATTTGGCAACAACCGCAAGCCTCAGGATCAGTTCAATTACCGTTTCATGGGTGACGAGAGTCAGATCTTCGATCCTAATGCGGATCTTCCGTTTACAATGGGGCTTGAAGACTACGACGAGTTCACACAGTTCGATAAAAACCATCGTCCCATCTTTCCTGGCTACACATTCGAAGGCGGCAAGTCTGTCTACAGAGGTGAAGAAGTCGGTGAGGGCGGCTATGTATATTCTGAACCCGGTATGTACAGTAACATTGCTCTGTTGGATATTGCCTCTATGCATCCGAGCAGTATTGTAGCAGAAGAACTCTTCGGACCGGAATACACGAAACGGTTCAATGAAATTCTCCAGGCTCGTATTGCTATCAAGCATAAGGATTTTGACAAAGCAAAGAAGATGCTGGGTGGTGCATTGGCTAAGTACCTGACTGACGAGAATGCTGCGGCTGACTTGGCACAGGCTCTGAAAATTGCAATTAACTCCGTGTACGGTCTGACCTCAGCCGGATTTGAAAACCCGTTCCGGGATAACCGTAACAAGGATAACATCGTTGCTAAACGAGGGGCCCTGTTCATGGTCAATCTCAAGCACGCTGTTCAGAGTCAGGGCTTTACTGTGGCACACATAAAAACCGACTCCATCAAGATTCCGGATGCAACGCCTGAGATTATCAAGTTTGTAACTGAATACGGCAAGCTGTATGGGTACAACTTTGAACACGAAGCAACCTACGACCGTATGTGTCTGGTAAACGATGCGGTTTATATTGCTCGTTATGCTACAGTCGAGAAGTGCTGTGATCTGTACGGGAAAAAGTATATCGATTCTGCAAAGGATATTTGCAAAGAGAACAAGAAGCATCCATATGCGTGGACGGCAACCGGTACACAGTTCCAGATTCCCTATGTTTTCAAGACGCTCTTCAGTAAGGAGAACATCGAGTTCGAGGATATGTGCGAGACGAAATCTGTGACGTCCTCGCTCTATCTTGACATGAACGAGGCTCTTCCGAATGTAAGTGCCCTCGAAGCGGAAAGAGATAAACTGTGGAAACAGATTACCGATTCTAAACGCATGACCGAGCCGATGCCCACTGAATGTGAGCGTGTCGAAGAACTAACGGACGAAATTGCCAAGGGTCACGACTACCACTTCATCGGAAAAGTCGGTCAGTTCTGCCCGATTAAGCCTGGCTGCGGAGGTGGTATCCTACTTCGTGAGACTGAAAACAAGAAGACAGGCGAAAAGGGTTATGCTGCTGCTACGGGTTCTAAGGGCTTCAGATGGCTTGAATCCGAGATGGTAAAGCAGCTGGACAAGCAGGGTGACATTGACCGTGGTTATTACAACAACATGGTAGATGAAGCAATCAAGTCTCTGTCTGTTTATGGTGACTTCGAACGCTTTGCAGCAGACGAACCGTATGTTTCGGATAACACACCCCCGTGGTTCGGAGCCGGCGAGCCTCATGAGGACGATACTACTCCGTTTGATGTGAGGTAACGCTTATGACTTTAATTCTGTTAATTGCTGTGCTCATTTATATTTTGTGCACGGCTGATTCTACCGAGTCCTGTATTCCCAATGAGGAGTGCAGGACTTGTCCATTTCCATACGATAAACGCAAAAATTGAAAGGAGAAACTAATTATGGCTTACAAAGCAGTAGACAACATCATCATCGAGAATGCTCGAATTATCTTCCGCAACTTTAAGGGTGAGGAGTCCAAGTACAATCGTGCTGGCTCCCGCAATTTCTGCGTGGTCATTGAAGATTCCGATATGGCGCAGAAGCTTATTGAGGATGGCTGGAATGTTCGTGTTCTGGCTCCTCGTGATGAGGACGAGGCTCCTCGCCATTATATTCAGGTGGCAGTCAGCTTCGACAACATCCCCCCGAAGGTTATTATGATTACTCGTCGAGCTAAGACTCAGCTGGATGAGGAGTCTATCGGAACTCTGGACTTCGCAGAGATCCGCAATGTTGACCTGACGATCCGTCCTTACAACTGGGAGGTCAACGGTAAGACTGGCGTTAAGGCGTACCTCAAGACGATGTATGTCACCATTGAGGAAGACGAATTTGCTGAAAAATACGCTGAAACGGAGGGTCCTGAGGAGATGCCTTTCTAAAGGTGAATAGGTGCCAGCTTAATACATGTCTGGTTAAATGCCCAGTAAGGTCTTGATTAGGAGTGCACGCCTATGATAGTAAGAGGAAACAGCCTATACCCTTAATTACCGAAAGGAGGTAAAGCCATGTTGTGGCAGAAAAAGAAAAAACGCAAAAAGACTACAAAACCTAAAGCGGTTACTCAGACTGTTCCTCAGCAGCCGGTGGAAGAGATTCCGCAAACGACTAAGTCTGAGAAAAAAGAAGAAATGCCAAAGCAAAAAAAGCCCGCTGGGGAAAAATACAAAAAGGTTTTGTCTCCGAAAAAAGCTTTCTTAGATGCATTCGGACGGTTGACTAACCGGTATCGGGCTTGGGATGTTTGGCGTGACTTCATTACTATGTTCGCTTGTTCGCTATCTAATCCTCTCGATAAGGAGCACCGGGATAAGCGAGAAGCGTTATATTTGGAAGTCATTAAAAAGTACAATAAGCAGGAGCAAGAGTTGTTTCCTGAACTGGCTGCTCAGACGGTCTTGGCTTTGGAGGAAAATCCGGAGCAAGATTTTCTGGGCAGCATTTTTATGTCTCTCAATCTCGGCAACGAGCATAATGGACAGATCTTTACGCCGTATCATGTTTGCGAGCTAATGGCTGAAATGACGATGGACGATACGGTAAAAAAGGTAGAACAGGACGGTTATATTTCAATTAACGATCCTTGCTGCGGAGCTGGAGCCACATTGATTGCCGGAATCCACGCTGCAAGGAAGCAGTTGGAAAAAGCAAACTTGAACTACCAAAATCATCTTCTCGTCGTTGCACAGGATATCGATGAAACGGTGGCACTTATGTGTTATATTCAGCTTTCACTTTTGGGGGTAGCAGGATATGTAAAGGTCGGAAACTCTCTGACAGAACCGATGACGGGCAACGACAATAAAGAGAATTACTGGTTTACTCCGATGTACTTCTCCAATGTCTGGGTGCTGCGTCGGATCTTCGGAGGGCACTAATGGCTGGCATATCCCTTAGAGACTATCAATTAGATGCTGTTGACCGAATGAAAAATGGCTGTATTCTCTGTGGTGGAGTTGGCAGTGGCAAATCCAGAACAGCTTTGGCTTACTACTACAAGCAAAATGGCGGTAAGCTCGGCACAAAGAATTATATTCGGATGCCAGATACGCCAAAAGACCTGTACATCATCACCACGGCGAGAAAAAGAGACACTTTAGAATGGGAGGGCGAGCTTTCGCCCTTCCTTCTCTCCGTTCATGCAGAAGTCAATACCTATAAAAATAAGGTCATCGTTGATTCCTGGAACAACATCGGGAAGTATGCAACGGTTACGGATGCGTTCTTTATATTTGACGAGCAGCGTGTTGTTGGTTCAGGAGCATGGGTTAAGGCATTCCTGAAAATTGCCAAGTTTAACGAATGGATTCTACTATCTGCCACCCCAGGAGATACATGGGAGGATTATATTCCTGTTTTTGTTGCAAACGGCTTTTACAAAAACCGGACTGCCTTCAAGGAAGAACACATGGTCATGACTTGGGTAAACGGAAAGTATCCAAAAGTAGACAGATATTTAGGGGTAGGACGACTCATCCGACTTCGCAATCGCATTCTTGTGGATATGGATTTTAAGCGGGAAACCTGTTCGCACCATGAGGATGTTTATGTTAATTATAATGTTGCGAAGTATAAAGAGACAAGTCGTCTTCGCTGGAACCCATATAAAAACGAGCCGATTGTCAACGCCGGAGAGCTCTGCTATGTATGGCGACGCATCGTAAATGAGGACGAGTCCAGGCAAATCGCTCTAATGGAGCTGTTTGAGAAACATCCTAAAATGATCGTCTTCTACAATTTCGACTACGAGCTTGATATTCTGAAAAATCTCTACTATGGAGAAAATGTTGAGATTGCAGAATGGAACGGTCACAAGCATCAACCGATTCCGACTTGCGACAGCTGGGTGTATCTGGTTCAGTATACGGCTGGGGCCGAAGGTTGGAACTGCATTAGCACAGACACTATTGTGTTCTACTCGCAGAATTACTCCTACAAAATTATGAAGCAGTCAGCTGGGCGAACCGATCGCTTAAATACTCCGTTCAAAGATTTATATTACTACCATTTGAAATCCCGTTCCGGCATTGATTTGGCTATCAGTCGAGCGTTAAGCGAGAAGCGGAATTTCAACGAAACCAAGTATGTTGGCAGCTATAAACCCAAAGCTGCCTGAGAAAGGAGAAAAGATGATAACAATTGATGTCGCGGAGTATTGCTCTGCTTGCATGGACTTCGATCCAGATGTTCAACGCCCGCAAAAAGCATACGGAATGAGTGAAGAGATCGTCATATCCGACACGGTCATTCGATGCTCAAATCGAAATCGGTGCAAAAACATTGAGCGATACCTGAGAAAGAAGGTGACGGACGATGGCGTTGGCAAGACTGACGAAGCAATGCCGTGAATGTCCTTTTGTCGAGACCTGTGAGCACAAGGAAATGGAAGCATTGGGATATTTACCAGAACCGATTATGACAAATGTCAAAGCCCCGGTTACTGCTTTGAGAGAAACTGTAAGCCGTGTAGTAGACGGCAAAGTTGTAACAATGTATAAGGACGAGTTGGAGAAGATCCTTTATAAAGATTTATATTCTCATCTCGGACTTCAGTTTGGAGGCTGAATATGCATAACAATACCAACAATTCAGACAGAATGAATACTGTCGCTTATAAAATCGGGCAGGCTATCGCGCTGGTAGCTTGTCTTTGTGTTTCTGCCATCGTCATTGCTTTAACTGTGAAGTGCATCCTGTGGATTTTGTAAGGAGGTTTTGCAGATGAATGAAGAAAAGGAAGTCTATTTTGTCCAGTATTGTAAATCTTGCAAGTACCATGGTCTTGAAGAGTCCAAAGACCCGTGCAATGACTGTCTCGCAGAACCCAGCAATACAAATTCCCACAAACCGATGAACTATGAAAGCAAAAACAATTCTTGATGCCGAGAAAAAGGATGCGATTGATATTGCGACGGAACTTTGCTATAGCGAAGAAGTTAAGAGAAAAATTGCACAGGCAAAATCTGTTTACGAAATTGGTCGCATCCTTAAACAAGCACGGCTCAATCAAGAGTGATATTTCTGAAAGGAGAAAAGAAACATGAATCTTGAGGAGTTCAGAAAGGCACTTTCGTCAGATGCTACTGAAGAGAATGCACAACTGAAAAGACAGTTGTCAGACCTTCAGACTGAATACCATGAAAAGCTTTCAAAACTCGAAAATGAAAACGATTCACTTAAAGAAAGTTGTCGGGTTTTATGCAATCGATGCTTTACTCTTACGAGAGGTGTTACTTGTCTATTTTGTGGTCTCGATTACCCCTGCCCTCATATGCCGGGGCTTGAGGAACAGGTGGCTATAGCTCATAAATTGAGAAAGGAGATCGAAAAAAATGGCTAATGGGTATCGTAATGCTCTTGTTCAGCAAATAAAAGACGCAGGTCAAGAACTTATCAACCGAGCTGAATCAATGGTGCATCCCGAAAATGATTTAATCACTGATTTTTCCATAGTAATCCATTTCGAGCAGCATGAGGTACCTACAATCGACTACACAACCAGCGTGGTAAACAAAGTTGCTTGCGATCGGGTTATCTATCAGAAAGGAGAATCCAATGTCTCAAAAATATGATGAATATCTGGAAAAACACAGGCAAGCTGTAAAAAAGGCTTATCAGTGGATTGCTGCTTATATTCCTGAACTGACAGATGTGGAGGCGACTCGAAATATTGAGTTCCATGATATGTCGAAGAATACGCCAGATGAGTACACGCCTTATGACAACTATTTCTATGGGGAGCAAACCCCAGCAATCATCGAGGCGTTTAACCGGGCATGGCTTATGCATATCCACCGAAACCCCCATCATTGGCAGTATTGGGTCTTAATCAACGACGAACCTAAAGAAGGAACTATCCTTATCGAAATGCCGTATCCATACATTATTGAGATGATCTGTGACTGGTGGGCATTCAGCTGGATTAAAGGTGACCTTTCCGAAATGTTTGCCTGGTATAAAGACCATGCCGATTATATTAAGATGCACAATAATACTCGTTCGATTGTGGAAGAGATTCTGGAAATGATTCAGACGAAGCTTACGGAGGTAGAAAATGCTGAAAATTGAAAACACCGAGGTTATGGGCTGGGAGCACGCCATTCGTGGTATGCGGAACCCTAAGAACTCTTGGGAGAAGACAGACTCATATCCTGCTGTTGACTGTGGAAAGTGCGGTAAAATCGAGAGAGAGGGTATTTGCAAAAAAGAGGACCGTGATTGTACGGGCTTTGAATGCTTTGAAGTGGGCCCGAATGACCTGAAGCTTATGACGACCCTTCGCAATGCAGGCACAGACCATCGTAAGTTCATGCGGATGATTACGGTCTATCTTGACATCACCGCCCCGCTGTATTGGTGGAAGGAGTTCGATACTTACAAGGTTGGTACGGTTGCCAATTCCTGTTCCACGATGCATAAGATTGCGGATAAGGAGTTTACGCTGGCGGATTTTAGTTGCGAGCATCTGGATCGCGAACCTTATCATCGCAACTGGATCGAAAGCGTAATCGTCGATGAAGATATCACTTCGCCACACAAGGTATGGATGACACCATTTGATGTTCTTAGATGCACGATCGAGATGCTAAACGCATATCGTAAAAACTACATTGAAACCAAGGATAAACAGGATTGGTGGCAGATGATCCAGCTTCTCCCGAGCTCTTACAACCAGCGCCGGACAGTTATGCTGAACTACGAGGTTCTGGCCAATATCTATAAGTCCCGTCGGAACCACAAGCTCGACGAGTGGCATACGTTCTGCGATTGGATCGAGAGTTTGCCATATTCTAAGCTTATTACTGGCGAAAAGAAAGGATGAAAGATGATGAAATTCGTAGTCAATCAGCTTCCTTATTACGGAGAGCTGTGCCCACTATGGACGATGTGCAGTAAAAACGCAAAGGAACATGAATGCCCAAGATACTGGGATAAATATAAAGTCTGCTCGGATGAAAACCCACATGAATGTGAGCGCCTTATCGAGACGGAGAAACTCTAACAAATGGTTTCCCTGCACGAAAAATACACCCCCTATTATGAAAGGAGGTAACGCACAATGAATTATTTTCTGGCAGTTAATGATCGGCAACTCGGCACTTGTTTGAGAATGCTGTTTGCTGAGAAACTTCAGCCTGCTGTCCAAACCGTGTTGAACGAAAAGGGCAAGATCGAGTTTCACATCAGCATTGCAGCAGATCAAGAAGTGTTCGAAGAACTGAACGAGCGCTACAAGATCATGATTTCGTAAGTTACTCGATTTCAAAGGTAAAGGGGCCGTAACAAGCCCTTTTACTTTTGTTATATTTATGGTAAAATACTACGAGGAGGTCGTCAAATGAGAATTATTCGAGACATATTTTGGATATTATTGATTATTACTGTGCCGGTAGCAATCTTTGATAAATTCTTTAGACCTTATTGCATGACCGTTATTGAAAGGATGTGTAACAAGGATGAAAGTTAAATCCAGAATGTCCTGTCCTGTTCGAAGGAAAGACGGTACATGGACTACTGTTATCAAAGAATTTGAGGAAGATATTCCAGATCTCGGGCGAGAAGAACTTATCTGCAACAAATGCGGACGCCCAGATTATCCGAAATGCAAGGAAACGGTTTGTGAAGCCTGGAAATACCACGAATCGAAAAAACAATAACTCATTTAAGAGCTGAGGTTAAACCTTGGCTCTTATTTTTGTGTAAAGGAGAAAACTATGCTTGCCAGAGAAGCGACAAAAGCGGATATTCAGGCTGTTCGTGACCGTCTGCGGGAAGCAAAGGAACAGCGGCAGCTTGATATTCAAATAAACCAGGCTATTGCACTGGTGAATCGTAATCACAGGAGGAAAAAATATGACGCCGAACGACTATCAGCAGGCAGCTCTTCGCACTGCTCCAAAAGATTTACCGCCTGACCGGCTTCTGCTCAATGGCTTAATGGGTCTGAACGGAGAAGCCGGCGAAGCAATTGATATTTTGAAAAAGCATCTGTTTCAGGGGCACGAACTGGACACTGCACATATGGCTAAAGAGCTTGGAGATGTGGCTTGGTATCTCGCTGTAAGTGCAAACGCCATTGGGTATGACCTTGAAACCATCATGCAGATGAATGTGGACAAACTGAAAGCCAGGTATCCGGATGGTTTCGACGCTGAACACAGTCTGCATCGCAATCAGGATGATATTTAAGGAGGGTTTTCTATGAATGAACAATTCGGAGAAAAGGTAAAAGCTATTTTTGATAGTATTACCGTTCTTCAGGCAAAAGATAGTGACTTGAAACGAGATAACGCCAACATCAACGGTGACTCCCCTATGGGAGCTATGCTGCAATATGGTGCCAACACAGCCAAGGAGTACAATCTGGAGTATTTGATTAAACCTGCAATTGCAGAACTTCACCGCGATGGATGGATTCATATACACGACCTTGACTTCTATGCGTGGACGACGACCTGCACGCAGATTGAGCTTCGAAAGCTTTTCAAGGACGGATTCAATACCGGTCACGGCCATCTGAGAGCTCCAAAAAGCATTGGCTCGTATGCTGCTCTGGCTGCTATTGCCATTCAGTCTAATCAAAATGACCAGCATGGCGGACAGAGTGTCGTGGACTTCGATTATGCTATGGCCGAAGGTGTCCGTTACACCTATCAAAAATATCTGAAAGAAGGCTATGAGATTTGCGAACGCCTCAACGATCTGAAAGATAAAGCATGGATTCTCGACTATGCTATGGAAAAGACCACCCGTGATACCTATCAGGCTATGGAGGGGTTTATTCATAATTTGAATACCATGCATTCCCGCGCCGGCGCTCAAGTTCCATTCAGCTCTATTAACTATGGCACAGATACATCTTGGGAAGGTCGTCTTGCTATTGAACAGCTTCTGCTTGCTACGGAAGCAGGACTCGGTCATGGAGAAACACCAATCTTCCCGATTCAGATTTTCCGTGTCAAAGAGGGTGTCAACTATAATCCGGACGACCCGAACTATGACCTGTTTGAATTGGCGATGAAGGTAAGTGCTAAGAGGCTTTTCCCCAACTTCGCTTTCATTGATGCTCCATTCAATCTCCAGTATTACAAACCCGGTCATCCTGAGACGGAGGTTGCTTACATGGGTTGCCGTACTCGTGTAATGGGTAATGTTTATGACCCGTCTCGTGAGATCGCTCCTGGCAGAGGTAATCTGAGTTTTACCTCTATCAATCTTCCGAGGCTGGCTATTGTGGTTGATGGTGATATTCCTCAGTTTTTCAAACTGCTTGACGGAATGCTCGACAAAACCATGCAGCAGCTTCTCGATCGATATGAGATTCAAGCGTCGAGAGTAGTTAAGAACTTTCCGTTCCTCATGGGAGAAGGCGTATGGATGGATTCTGACAAGCTTGGACCGGACGACGAGGTTGGAGAGGTGCTGAAACACGGAACTCTTTCTATCGGTTTCTGTGGACTTGCAGAGTGTCTTGTAGCGTTGACAGGTCATCATCATGGTGAAGATGAAGCATCTCAGGAGCTTGGCTTAAAAATCGTAAAATATATTCGGAACTACTGTGATGAGAAAAGCAAGCAATTTGGCATGAATGTGACCTGTCTGGCTACTCCCGCTGAGAGTTTAGCTGGGCGGCTGCTTCGATCTGACAGAGAAAGATACGGAATTATCAAAGGTGTTACCGACCGTGAATACTACACCAACAGCTTCCATGTTCCGGTCTATTATCATCTCCCGGCTCTTAAAAAGATCGATATCGAAGCACCGTATCATGCTCTTACCAATGCCGGTCATATTTCCTATGTAGAACTGGACGGTGATCCGACCAAAAACCTTGCAGCTTTCGAACGAGTTGTAAGACACATGAAAGAAGCCGGCATCGGCTACGGAAGCATCAATCATCCTGTAGACCGAGATCCTGTCTGTGGCTACAACGGTATTATCAATGACACCTGTCCCTGCTGCGGACGGAGCGAGGCTGATGGAGTTCCATTCGAACGCATTCGTCGCATCACCGGATATTTGGTCGGAACTCTCGATAAGTGGAATGACGCTAAGCGTGCGGAGGAGCGGGATCGTGTCAAGCATGAAGTTGATTCGAATTTCAGGGATTGAGCAAGAGTCCATCGTTGATGGGGAAGGAATCCGCTATGTGATATTTACACAGGGTTGTCCGCATCATTGCCCCGGCTGTCACAATCCTCAAACCCACCCTTTTGGTGGCGGAAAACTCGTGTCGATCGAAGACATATTCGATGATATTTCAAAAAGAAAAGATTGGATAGATGGTATCACCCTTTCCGGAGGTGAACCGTTCTGTCAGATTTACCAGTGTGCTCTGATCGCTGAAAAAGCTCATCAAATGGGGCTCAGCGTTTGGTGTTACACTGGCTATCTTTTTGAAGACTTGTACAGGCAAGGCATCGAGCTTCTGAAACATATTGATGTGCTTGTTGACGGCCCGTTCGTACAGTCTGAAAAATCGTTGGAGCTTGACTTCAGAGGAAGCCGTAATCAGCGAGTCATTGATATTCCGGAAAGCTTGAAAGAAGGCGTAGCAATCTTGAAACAAACTTAGAAGAAAGGAGTACCTGTATCATGGCGAACACTACTAATCCTCGACGAAATGCCGAAGGATATTCTGACCCGACTGCTTACGAAGCCCTCAAGAACATTGAGCGTGAAGAAGACGAAAGATTTCATAGGCTGCTGCATACACTGTTTTACTTGTGTGAGTTGGCTGACTTCGAGATCGAAGGTCGGATTATTCTGGTTGATAAACGGAACAGACGGGTTTGGAGATGAGAGAAATGAGTCCGTACATACTTGAAAATCGAGTAAATTTTAGCCCGGTTTTGTTTGGCGGATTTGGGCAAAAGCCCACTTTTGAAAAAATTTTTGAGCGTGTACGGACAATTTTCTTGAAAAAAGCCCAGAAAAAGTGGGCAAAAGCCCGGTTTTGAAAACCAAAAGTGGGCAGAAAAATTCGGAGGCATTTTCTGAAAATGGCACTTTTTAGGCGTTTTTTGCCACAAAATGGCCGATTTGCGCCGATTTGAAATTTTTATTGTGAAAAAAGCCCACTTTCCCACTTTTATTTCTTATTTAATTGTGATAAAAAGTTTTAATAAATATATAAATAGGGCGAAAAAAGTGGGCATTTGACCAAAAGCCAAAATACATAGCACAAGTCGATGGAAATGTCAAGACTTTTTACCGAAAGTTCTTTCTTTTTCTTTCAGACTGTGCTATACTATAAGTGCCACACAATCTAATATGTTCAAGTCGTTTAGGGAAAACTGCTTTGGTAAAAAGTGTTTTCTCTCTTTACTCATTTCATTTGTCCCTTTGCGGCTTGATTGAGATTGTGTGGCAACAATGAGGGTTGACACTTTTTCAGTGCGTCTCTCGTTGTGGGGGTGCACTTTTTTAATGCCCTCGGAAAGGATGGGATAATGAGATGAGAAAGTTCTTGGCAGCGTGCATGGCGATTGTCATGATATTTACGATTGCAGGTTGCAGTTCAGAGGGGCATGAAGGAGAAGCTAAAACTCCATCGGGTTCCAGTATTCAAAAAGGCAAGGATTATCAAAAAGTAGTTGACGAATTTGAAAGTAGTGGTTTCACAAATATCAAACTTGAAAAACTTGACGACCTTGTTACCGGTTGGCTTACAAAAGACGGTGAGGTTGAATCTGTTTCCGTAGATGGCGATACTGGATACTCTGCTGATACTTGGTATCCGGCTGATGCCGAGGTCGTAATCACATATCACACATTCCCGGAAAAAGAAACTTCTGAAACAGATAGCGAATCCGTTTCAACCGAAGAGCCTGCTGTTGATATTTTGACAGTAGATAATTCTCCAGAATTGGCAGCAATGCTTTCTCTTAAAGCAGATATGGATCAATCGTATGCCGATTTTGCAGAGGTTCATAAGAATCAGGCTATTGAGTTTGATGGCTGTATTACCTATCTTACAAACCACGATAATTACGACACCCGATATGATTTGCTAATCAGTGCTGGAGACTATGTGGATGAAAATACTGCAAATCCTGGCCCAACTTTTAAGTTTAAGGATGTTGGGGTATATGATTTAGGAGACGGACTTACGCTTGCTGATTATATCAAAGTCGGCAGCAATGTAAGAATACAGGCTAAAGTGCGGAGCTACAATTCTGATACCGGTCTCTTTGAACTTGATCCAGTAAGTGTAGAAGCTCGATAACAAACAACTTTATATTTGACCGAGATGCTTAAACGGTGTCTCGGTCTTTTTTTATGCCTTTTTCCGCCGCGCGAAAAATACATCCCCTTTTATGAAGAGAGGAGTAAAAAAGCTATTTTTAAGAATAGACATTCTCTTTTCAGTTTTGAAAAACTACATGAAAGGAGGCTCATTTGCCAATGCTCGAAAGTCAATTTCAATCGAAGCTCATTAAGGAGCTTAAGAAACTTTTTCCGGGTTGCATCGTGATGAAAAGCGACTCTGGATATTTACAGGGCATTCCTGATCTGCTTATTCTGTTCAATGACAAATGGGCTGCTCTGGAATGTAAACAACACGCTGGCGCAAAAAAGCAACCGAACCAAGAATATTATGTGGGCAAGATGGACGAGATGTCTTTTTCCAGATTTATTTGCCCCGAGAACAAGGAGGAAGTGCTGCATGATCTTCAACAATCATTCCAATCTTGAAGGGCAACACGCTTTTCTTGGTGCCAGCAAGTATCATTGGATTAACTACGACGAAACAAAAGTGGCCGATGCTTATTCAAAGTTTTTGGCTACGCAGCGAGGAACCGTTCTGCATGATTTTGCTTGTCAATGTATTACTCTGGGACAAAAGCTTCCCAAGTCGCAGAAGACATTAAACATGTATGTCAACGATGCAATCAGTTTTCGCATGGTGCCTGAGCAAATTCTGTTTTATTCGGAAAACTGCTTTGGTACCGCAGATACAATTGTGTTCCGAAACGGTACTCTTCGTATTCATGACCTTAAAACCGGCGTTGTGCCGGCACACATGGAGCAGCTTGAAATATATGCTGCTCTTTTTTGTTTGGAGTATAAGGTGAAGCCCTCAGAAATCGAGATGGAGCTTCGTCTGTACCAGAACAATGAAATTCTGTATCACACACCCACTGCCGAAGATATTGTACCAATTATGGACAAGATCATTACATTCGACAAGGTTATCAGAAAAATTAAAGAACAGGAGGGTTAAACCATGAGTCTCACGGATGATATTTTAATGCATTACGGTATGCCCAGAAGGTCTGGTCGTTATCCTTGGGGTTCGGGTGATAACCCTTATCAGCACAGCGGCGATTTTCTTTCCCGTGTGGAAGAGTTGAAGAAGTCCAATTTCACTTTTACTGATAAGGATGGAAAAACCTACACAGGAGAAGTAGCCATTGCAAAATCTATGGGGCTGAGCACAACACAGTTTCGCACTCAGATGAGCCTCGCAAAGGATGAACGCCGTTCTGCTGATGTTGCCACTGCTAAAGCTCTTCGAGCTAAAGGTTACAGTTTGAATGAGATTGCTGACAAAATGGGCTTTGCTAACGATTCTTCAGTTCGTTCCCTCTTGAATGAGAGTTCAGAAGCTCGTATGAACCAGGCAAAGCAAACCGCCGAATTTCTGAAAAAGCAGATTGCGGAAAAAGGCATGATTGATGTCGGAACCGGAGTCGAAAGAGAGCTTGGTATCTCGAAAGAGAAGATGAACCAGGCTCTTTATATTTTGGAAATGGAGGGCTACCCCATTTATGGCGGTGGCGTGCCCCAGGTGACCAATCCAGGCAAACAGACAAACATCAAAGTCCTTTGTCCTCCCGGAACAGAGCACAAGGAGATTTATAATTTTGAGAATGTTCATTCTGTCAGAGATTATGTATCTCATGATGATGGCGAGACATTTGATAAATTTGTCTACCCCAAGAGCATGGACTCAAGCCGTTTGAAAATCCGTTATGCAGAAGATGGCGGTATTCAGAAAGACGGTGTTATCGAAATCCGTCGTGGTGTAGACGACTTGTCTCTTGGTGATTCTCACTATGCTCAGGTTCGTATTCTGGTAGACGGCAACAGATATTTGAAAGGAATGGCTGTCTATTCTGATGATCTTCCTGATGGTGTGGATGTGATGTTTAACACCAATAAGAAAAAAGGAACTCCGACATCGGATGTTCTGAAGAAGGTCAAGGATGATCCTGACAATCCATTTGGTTCCCTTATCAAAGCCGGTGGGCAGAGTTACTACATTGACTCTGATGGTAACCGGCAGCTTTCCCTTATCAACAAGCGTGCTGAAGAGGGTGATTGGGGTGAATGGGCAGATAAACTCCCATCCCAGTTTCTTTCCAAGCAGAGTTTGAGCCTGGTTAATAAGCAACTGAATCTGGCGGCGTCCGATAAGATGGCTGAGTTTGACGAGATCTGCTCACTGACCAATCCGACAGTCAAGAAATCACTGTTGAAGTCCTTTGCGGATGATTGCGACTCCGCTGCTGTACATCTTCAGGCGGCTGCGCTTCCTCGTCAGAAATATCAGGTAATTCTACCTATCACTTCGATGAAAGACAACGAAGTGTATGCTCCGAATTATAAGAATGGTGAAACGGTAGCATTGGTTCGTTATCCGCATGGCGGCACTTTTGAGATTCCTATCTTAACCGTAAACAACAAGCAGGCAGAAGCTCGCCGAATTCTGGGTAACACACCTAAAGATGCAATCGGTATTAACAGCAAGGTTGCGGAACGCCTTTCCGGTGCTGATTTTGATGGCGATACCGTTATGGTCATTCCCTGTAACTCCAGTAAAAGCAAGGTCAAAATCACATCTACTCCTCCTCTGAAGGGGCTTGAGGGATTTGACCCTAAACTGGAGTATGGCGGAAAACCTTCTGGTACTTTCAAGCCTATGAAGAACACACAGAAAGAGATGGGTGTCATTTCTAATCTGATTACTGACATGACTTTGAAGGGTGCCACACAGGATGAACTTGCAAGAGCGGTTCGCCATAGCATGGTGGTTATTGATGCTGAAAAGCACAAGCTGGACTATAAACAGAGCGAGATTGACAATGGCATCAGCTCTTTGAAAAAGAAGTATCAAGGCACGGTTGATGAGGATGGAAGATACCATGAGGGCGCTTCAACTCTGATTTCCCGTGCTAAATCTGAAACTTCGGTCACCAAGAGACAAGGCAGTCCCAAAATCGACGAAAAGACAGGCGAATACATATGGAAAGATGTAGATGACCCTGTTTATGTCGACAAGCGGACTGGTAAAGTCAAAGAGCGTACGCAGCCGAGCACTAAGATGGCTGAAGCAAAGGATGCCTATACCCTGGTCTCTGAAGCTGATACCCCCGTGGAGCGCGCTTATGCAAGCTATGCCAATAAGATGAAAGCCCTGGGTAATCAGGCTCGTCTTGAGATCCTCTCCACCGGAAAAGTACTCTACTCCGCCACTGCAAAAGAGACCTATCAAGCTGAGGTCGACTCTCTGAATGCAAAACTTAATGTGGCTTTGAAGAATGCTCCCAGAGAAAGACAGGCTCAGACCATGGCTAATGCAGTAGTGGCTGCTAAAAAGCAGGATAACCCGGACATGACAAAGGGCGAACTCAAGAAAGCAAGCCAGCAGGCGCTTACTCAGGCTCGTGCCTCTGTTGGCGCAAAGCGAGAAACCATCAAGATTACAGACCGTGAATGGGAAGCAATTCAAGCTGGTGCTATTAGCGAGAACAAGCTCACCCAAATCATCGACAATGTGGACATTGACAGTCTTAGACAGCGCGCAACACCGAGAGCGACAACAACTCTCAGCACTGCAAAGCAGAATAAGATTGCTTCAATGAATGCTTCTGGCTACAGCACATCGGAAATTGCTGAAGCTCTTGGTATTTCTACGAGTACAGTGTCTAATTACTTGAATTGAAAGGAGTGACTGGTATGAATGGTTCTTGTGCCCTTACTACATTTGACAACCCTTACAATCCATTTGAACAGTTCTCCGATTGGTTCCTGTTTGATGTGGAAAAGGGTTACAATACTTGCGCTTATCTCGATCGAATTGCTCACACTTCTGATCTATTCTCCGAAGAAGAAAACAATCAAGAGATTGAAAGAGCGATTGACGAGATCATTCGTTACGACTTCATGAACATTTACAAGAAAGTTAAGAGAACGAAGACAACAAAAGCAGACAAGGCTTGAACTATAGGTTGAGGTCTAATGCTCTTTGAAAAAAGTTTTTGCTTTCTTTTCTGAAAACATTTGAACTTGAAGCCAATACAAGCAAATAACCACTTGATCTGCACTGCTGCCGCAGGGCTTAATGGCATGGGGAGGGGGTCTCCAAAAACGCACCCCCTACCTCATCGCGGCGGTCTTAAAAAAATCTCCGGAGGGATATTTTGGGAATGGGGCTTACCCCCTCGGGTGCAGTATTTGAACGAGCTTACAGGGTTGAAGTATTTTCCATAAAGTGTGAACATCTCCTTTCATGTTTCTTTTCTCCTTTCGGTGATTGGTGGAAATTCAGCTCTGTAAGTTCTTTCAAATACTGCACCTATTCTTACCTAAAAGAGTATCAGTTTAGACAGAAAGTGCAGCACAAGTATGCGGATATGGCGGAACTGGCAGACGCAATAGACTCAGAATTTATTGGAGGTAACTCCGTGCAGGTTCAACTCCTGTTATCCGCACCAAATTTTTAAGAGAGGAGGCAGTGCTAATGCCAAAAGGTAAAGCTGCAAGCTCTTCCGACTCAAATAGCCCATTGAGACCACCGACATCTCTCGAAGCGCAAGAGAACTTAATGATTTCTTTGGCGGTTCAATGTGCTGAAAAGCAGCTCAGAGACGGAACTGCTTCTTCTCAGGTCATAACGCATTATTTGAAACTTGGTTCCAGTAAGGAACGAATCGAAAAGGAGATTCTGGAGAAGCAGAAAGAGCTTATCGAAGCGAAGACCAAGAATCTAAATTCCAATAGTGAAGCCAAAGAGTTGTACAACAAGGCTCTTGAAGCGTTTAGGAGATATTCAGGTGCAGGCGGCGATGATGATGAATATTAAAACTTATTCAGAGTTGATTACACTGCCGACATTTGAAGAACGGTTTTGTTATTTGAAACTCGATGGCTCTGTTGGGAAAGAGACTTTCGGTTTTAAGCGCTGGCTGAACCAAGAGTTCTATCATTCAGACAAGTGGTTAAGATTCAGAGATGAAATTATCATTCGTGATGAAGGTTGCGATCTCGGAGTACCGGGTTATGAAATCTTTGGCTCAATATTGATTCATCATCTGAATCCCATCACTTATGAAGACTTGTTGAATCAGAGCCCATGTGTCTTCGATCCGGAGAATGCAATATGCACCAAGTTGAATACGCATAATGCTATTCACTATAGCGATAAGAGTTTGTTACTTCTCCCTCCAGTACAGCGCACACAAAATGATACATGCCCCTGGCGAAAATGATGAAAGGAGAAACCCAATGGAAAATGAAATCTATGAAAATTCTGTTCTTGATGAATCGACCGAAAACATCGAGGAGCAGGAAGCTGGGCTTTGCGAAGATGCAGCTCGGAATGTGATCGGGGTTGTTACCGATTGTCTGAAGCTAAACATTCGTGAAAAGCCGAGTAAGGATTCCAGAGTAGTAACGGTTGTGACATGTCTTGACGAATTGGAAATTGACATGGGCGATTCCAATGATGATTGGTACGCTGTCTGTACTGCTACCGGTATCGAAGGATTCTGCATGAAGAAATTTGTAGCCGTCAGGCAGTAAGGAGAAAACGATATGGACAGTATACTGACATCGATTAAAAAGCTGCTCGGAATTGCTGAAGAGTATGAGCACTTTGACCCGGACATCGTCATGTACATCAATTCGGCATTCTCAGTCTTGACGCAGCTCGGTGTTGGTCCCGAAGAAGGATTCCGTATCGAAGATGCAAGTAAGACATGGTCTGAATTCCTGTACGATGATCCTCGTCTTGAATTTGTAAAAACCTTTATCTACCTGAAGGTAAGACTGGCATTCGACCCGCCGTTGAGTTCGGCTGTTATGGAAGCAATCAACCGACAGATCAGCGAGCTTGAGTGGCGTATCAATGTGACAGTCGACCCTGATTAAAAATGAGAGGAGGATTTCAAAATGGATAATACAACACTCGCCCATCACGGTATTATCGGCATGAAATGGGGAGTCCGGCGCTATCAGAATAAAGATGGCACTCGTACCGCGGCCGGAAAGAAAAGAGAAAGTTCTTCTAACTCTGATGCTCCTGCTCATGAGGACTATGCTAAAGCTCATAACAGTAAGAGCGTTAAGTCTATGAGTGATGCAGAGCTTCGTAACCGACTGAATCGTCTTCAGATGGAGAAACAGTACAGTCAATTGTCTTCGACTGATGTGAATCGTGGAAAGGAATATGTATCAAAAACTCTGAAAGTTGCCGGAACAATTGCAACCGCTACTTCGACCGCCTTAACCATTTACAATAACTACGGCAAGATCAAAGAAATTGTAAACGGTATGGCTAAGAAAGCTGGCTAAGGAGGTACTTATGGCATTATCAAACACTGCCGTTCCCAAGTATTATGGCATGTTTCGTGATGCCGTGATTCGAGGGGAAATCCCAGTCTGCAAAGAGATCTCTATGGAAATGAACCGTATTGATGATCTCATCGCTAATCCGGGTGTGTACTATGATGACCAAGCTGTTGAGGGATGGATCGCTTATTGTGAGTCCGAACTTACTCTAACAGATGGCTCTGACCTCAGCTTATTGAATAGCTTCAAACTTTGGGGTGAACAGATCTTTGGTTGGTATTATTTTGTTGAGCGAAGCGTGTATCAACCGAATCCAGATGGTCACGGTGGGCACTATGTTCGCAAGAATGTGAAAAAAAGGCTGATTAACAAACAGTATTTGATCGTTGCACGAGGCGCCGCTAAATCAATGTACGGCTCAACCTTGCAGGGTTACTTTCTGAATGTTGATACCTCTACTACTCATCAGATCACCACCGCCCCCACAATGAAGCAAGCGGAGGAGGTTATGTCCCCTCTTCGCACCGCTATCACCCGTTCAAGAGGACCGCTGTTTCAGTTCCTGACAGAAGGCTCTTTACAAAACACAACTGGTTCCAAAGCGAATCGCACAAAGTTAGCCTCTACAAAAAAGGGCGTTGAAAACTTCCTGACGGGTTCGCTTCTTGAGGTCAGACCCATGAGCATCAATAAACTCCAGGGTCTACAAATCAAGGTTGCAACCGTTGATGAGTGGCTTTCCGGTGACATTCGAGAGGACGTTATCGGTGCTATTGAGCAGGGTGCATCCAAGGTGAATGACTATATCATTGTTGCAATCAGCTCGGAAGGTACGGTTCGTAACGGAAGCGGCGACACCATCAAAATGGAGTTGATGGACATCCTTAAGGGTGACTACATCAATCCCCATGTTTCCATTTGGTGGTACAAGCTTGATTCCATTGACGAAGTTGGAGACCCGGAAATGTGGCTCAAGGCTAATCCGAATCTCGGAAAAACTGTAAGCTATGAAACTTATCAGCTTGATGTTGAACGAGCTGAAAAAGCTCCAGCTGCCCGAAACGATATTCTTGCAAAGAGATTTGGGCTGCCTATGGAGGGCTACACCTATTACTTCACTTATGAAGAAACTCTTCCGCATCGAAAGAGGGACTACTGGCAGATGCCTTGTTCTCTCGGTGCAGACTTATCGCAGGGCGATGACTTCTGCGCATTTACATTCTTGTTTCCTCTGCCAAATGGTTCTTTTGGTATCAAGACACGAAACTATATTACCTCTACAACTTTAATGAAGCTGCCTGCTGCTATGAGGATCAAGTACGATCAATTCATGGCGGAGGGCAGTTTAATTGTTTTAGAGGGTGCTGTACTTAATATGATGGATGTCTATGAAGATTTGGATAACCATATTCAGGAGTGCGGATATGATGTTCGGTGTCTTGGGTTTGACCCTTATAACGCAAAAGAATTTATAGCGAGATGGGAATCTGAAAATGGTCCGTTTGGAATTGAGAAAGTTATCCAAGGCGCTAAAACTGAGTCGGTTCCACTTGGAGAACTGAAAAAGCTTTCTGAAGAAAGAATGCTTATTTTCGACGAGGACCTTATGACCTTCGCTATGGGTAACTGCATTACCCTTGAAGATACAAATGGAAACCGTAAACTTTTGAAGAAGCGATACGAGCAGAAAATCGATGCTGTTGCGGCAATGATGGACGCTTATATTGCTTATAAACTCAATCGAGACGCATTTGAATAAGGAGGTGGTCAAGTTGGATGAGATGTATCATCATGGTATTCTCGGTCAGAAATGGGGCGTTCGCCGTTTCCAGAACAAAGACGGAACTTTGACCGCCGCAGGTCAAAAGCGTTTGGAAAAGAAAGACGCAAAGTGGGCTCATAAAAACCACGACAAAATCGTATCTAAAGCCCGCAAAGATGTTTCCAAAGAACTCGATCAGTATGCCAATCAACTATTGAAAAATCCTTCTTCCGTGACATCGAAAGGTAAAATCAGTTCTTCGGCTATCAATTCCTATAATCGGAAGATGGCTGAACTGATGAATGAGTCCGTCAAGAATGTTACCGCACCTTCAGGGCGTGTCGTTCAATTCGTTGCAAAACGAGGTGAAGTCGGCGTGCATATGGCTCTGGCTGACAGAGGCTATGATATGCAGCAGCTGAAGAATGGTATCTGGGCTTCCGGTCGAGTTGCCTATAAGAAGAAAAATGTTGATATGGTTTAAGGAGGTGATGATTCAAAATGGAGATGTCTTTTGGTTCCAGACTGAAACATGCTTGGAATGCGTTTACTGGTAATGTTCAAACGAATTACCGGGATTTAGGTATGAGCTACTCATACCGAGCTGACAGACCAAGAATGTCCAGAGGCAATGAAAGATCAATCGTCACATCGGTTTATAACCGAATTGCGCTTGATGTTGCGGCCCTGAATGTTCAGCATGTTCGGTTGGATGAAAATGGGCGTTTTCTTTCGGTCATCGATGACGGATTGAATAATTGCCTCACGTTGGAAGCGAATGTCGATCAGACGGCACGGTCGTTCGTTCAGGATGTAGTTATCTCTATGTTTGATGAAGGAAGCGTGGCTATTGTTCCGGTCGACACCACGACTGACCCAAATGTGTCCGGTTCGTATGATATACAGTCTCTGCGTGTCGGACAGATTTTAGACTGGTATCCGCAGTATATTCGTGCTCGTGTGTACAATGAACAAACGGGCAGAAAAGAAGATATTGTGGTGCCGAAAAGTGCAGTGGCTATCATTGAGAATCCGCTGTACGCAGTTATCAATGAGCCGAACTCAACTATGCAGCGGCTCATTCGTAAACTTAACCTACTTGATGTCATTGATGAGCAAAGCGGATCTGGAAAACTTGATTTGATTATTCAGCTTCCTTATGTAATCAAGACAGAAGCAAGGCGTCAACAGGCCGAAAATCGGCGTAAAGATATAGAAAACCAGTTGTCAGGTTCAAAGTATGGTATCGCTTATACTGATGGTACTGAGCATATCACACAGTTGAATCGTTCCGTGAACAACAACCTAATGTCCCAGATTGAATACTTGACGAGTATGCTATACAGCCAGTTGGGGATCACTCAGAGCATTTTGGATGGAACAGCGGACGAGAAGACAATGCTGAACTATAACAACCGGACAATTGAGCCGATCATTTCCGCTATTGTTGATGAGATGAAACGAAAGTTTCTGACCAAAACTGCCCGATCACAACACCAGTCAATTTCATTCTTCAGAGACCCGTTCAAACTGGTTCCTGTCAATGATATTGCTGAAATTGCTGACAAGTTTACAAGAAACGAAATCATGACTTCGAATGAAATTCGTCAGGTAGTTGGTATGAAACCTTCTGATGACCCAAGAGCAGACGAACTCAGGAATAAGAATCTGAGTGAACCGTCCGGCTCCGATCAGCAGTCGGAAGAAGCACCGATCACCACAGACAATTCAGTTGAAGAGTCAGCAAGTGATTTGGACGACAAAATCTCTAAGCAAAAATCGAAAAAGTAAGGAGGAAATTCAAAATGAGTAGACCTTTTTCGGTTGAGGCTTGTGATTTCAGCGGCTGGGCAACCCGAAATGACCTTAAGTGTTCCGATGGGCGAGTAATTCGTCGGGACGCCTTTAAGAATAACGACGGTATTAAAGTCCCGCTGGTCTGGAATCATCAGCACAACAGTCCTCGTGATGTTCTCGGTCATGCATGGCTTGAGAACCGTGAGGAAGGTGTTTACACCTATGGCTTCCTCAATGACACCGCTGACGGTGAAATTGCGAAAGTCCTTATCAAGCATGGTGACATTTGCGCTCTGTCCATTTACGCCAATCAACTTCAGCAGGCTGGTCCTGATGTACTGCATGGTTGTATTTGTGAGGTGAGTCTTGTGCATAAGGGTGCTAATCCTGGTGCATTTATTGACTCTATGCTGAAGCATGGTGAAATGTCCGATGATGAAGCTATCATCTATACCGGAATGCCTCTTTGCCTTTCCCATTCTGCCGAGTCTAAGGATGAGCAGAAAGAGGAGGAAAAGAAGGAGAATACCAAAGAGGACAAGCCTGCCGAAAGCAAGGAAGAGAAGAAGGACGATGAAGAGACGGTTGCTGATGTAATCGACTCTATGTCCGAAAAGCAGCAGAACGTCATGTATGCATTTATTGCACAGGCTCTCGAAGGCGAACCCGAAAAGGAATCCAAGGATGATTCCGACAACAAATCTGAATCCAATAAGGAGGATAACACAATGAAACACAATGTCTTTGACAACGATCAGCAGAAGAAGACCGAGGTTCTGTCTCATGCTGACCAGGCAAGCATCATTTCTATGGCTAAGTCCAACAGCGTCGGCAGTCTTCGTACTGCTATGGACATCTACGCAGAGCAGAATCCTGACAGTGTTCTGGCTCATGGCATCAATGGTATTGAAACCCTGTTCCCCGAGTACAAGGATGTTCGTCCCGGTGCTCCCGAACTGCTTACCACTGACCAGGGGTGGGTAAACGAGGTTCTGAAGAAGGTTCATAAGAGCCCTATCTCCCGTATCCGTACCCGCCAGGCTGATCTGCGTAACATCGAGGCTCTCCGTGCCAAGGGTTATAAGAAGGGTGCCCAGAAGGGTTATGTTGGCAATATTCAGCTGCTCCACAGAACGACTGATCCTCAGACCGTGTATGTAAAGAGTAAGCTTGATCGTGACGACATCATCGATATTCAGGACTTCGATGTGGTGCAGTACCTGTATGGTATTGACCGTATGAATCTGAATGAGGAACTGGCTACGGCTATCATGATCGGTGATGGTCGTGAGGTCGGTGCTGATGGTAAGATCGCTGAGGATAAGATCCGCCCGATTTGGCTGGATGACGAGCTGTACACCATTCATGCTGATGTCGACATTGCCGGCATGAAGAGCACGCTTCAGGGTACCAACACTTCCGCTAATTTCGGCGAGAATTACATTTACGCAGAAGCCGTGATTCAGTCTCTGCTGTATGCTCGTGAGAAGTATAAGGGTTCCGGCACTCCCGACTTCTACTGCACGCCTCATCTGGTCAATGTCATGCTGCTTGCCCGTGACCTGAATGGACGCCGCATTTATGACAAGGTCAGCGATCTGGCTGCGGCTCTGAATGTTGGACAGATCATCACCGCCGAACAGTTCGAGGGTAAGACTCGTACTACCACGGACAGCAAGACCAAGAAGCTTCTGGGTCTGATGGTCAACTTGGCTGATTATTCTCTGGGCGCTACCAAGGGCGGCGAAATCACTCACTTCACCGATTTCGATATCGACTTCAACCAGGAGAAGAGCCTGTTGGAGACTCGTTGCTCCGGCGCCAACACTCGTGTCATGTCTGCTATCGCTCTGGAAGAGGATGTCACTGCCAATATTGGCGGCTAAATTCAGCGAGGAGTGAAAATTCAAAATGGCTAAATTTTATGGAGTAATCGGCTATGCTGTAACGGAAGAGACTAAGCCGGGTGTTTGGACGGAGAAGATCATCGAGCGTATGTACTATGGTGATTTAACCCGTAACACCCGTAGGCTTCAGTCTGCGGAACAACTCAACGACAACATCAATGTTGCGAATGAGATCAGTATCGTAGCCGATCCATTTGCCAATGAGAATTTTCATTCGATGAGGTATGTTGAGTTTATGGGTGCTAAATGGAAAGTCACAAGTGTCGAAGTTCAGTACCCAAGACTTATACTGACTATGGGAGGTGTATACAATGGCGAGCAGGCTTAATCTGCAAACTTTCCTGGAAAAAATCCTTGAAAGCAGAAATGTGTATTTTCAACCTCCTGAGTCGGTAAAAATGAAATACCCCGCTATCGTTTATGCACTTGATGATATCGAAAATGTGCACGCCGATAACGGGGTTTATTCATCTCACAGGCACTATTCAGTCACTATTATTGACTCTGACCCGGATAGTGAGCTTGTCGGTAAGGTGGTTTCTATACCTACCTGCCGATTTGAACGATATTATGCAAGCGAGAATCTGAATCACTGGAATTTCTCGCTCTATTTCTGATAAGGAGGAATATCTTTATGTCCAAAATCATTTGGGATAAAACTGGTGAACGCCTGTATGAAACTGGCTGTGACCATGGCGTTCTCTATCCGATGCAGCCCGGCGGCGTTTACAACAAGGGCGTTGCATGGAATGGTCTGACTGCCGTTACCGAGAGTCCTTCCGGTGCTGAGGCTTCCCCGATTTACGCCGATAACATCAAGTATGTCAACCTGGTTTCTAACGAGGAGTTCGGCGCTACTGTCGAGGCATATATGTACCCCGATGAGTTTGCCGAGTGTGATGGTTCCGTTGAGATCATGCCCGGTATGTACGCCGGTCAGCAGTCCCGTAAGACTTTCGGCTTGGCATATCGTACCATTCTGGGTAACGATACCGATCTGAACGATTACGGTTATAAGCTGCATCTGGTTTATGGTTGTTTGGCAGCGCCTTCTGAAAAGGGTTACAGCACTGTCAACGACAGTCCTGAGGCGGCTACTCTGTCCTGGGAAATCAGCACCACGCCTGTCTCTATCAACAAGCTGGTCAACGGTAAGAAGCTGAAGCCGACCGCCACGCTGACCTTTGACTCCACTAAGTTTAGTGCCGAGTTCATGACTCAGCTGGAAGAGATCCTGTACGGTAAGGACCCGACCACCGATGGCGGCAACGATGGTGTCGAGCCTCGTCTGCCTCTGCCCGATGAGATTATCGAATTGTTCGATAAGACTCTGAATCCTCAGGGCTAATCTGTATAATTATGGAGCCGTATTCAGGTAAGCTGGCGGCTCCTACTTTTTTAATTTGAAAGGAGAAAAATTCAATGACTAAGGAAACTATCACTTATACCGATCTGAATGGCGTTCAGAGAACCGAAGATTTCTACTTCGACCTGTCCAAGCCTGAAATCGTAAAGATGCAGGCGAGTGCCAAGGGTGGCTACGATGTCCAGCTTAAGAGTATCGCTGCCAGTCCGAATGGGGCGCTTATTATGGAGTTCTTCGAGAACTTTATTAAGACCGCCTATGGCGAGAAGAGCGATGATGGCAGACGCTTCATGAAGTCTGAGGAAATTTCCAGAGGCTTTATGGAAACTCCCGCTTATGAGGTCCTGTTTGAGAAGCTTGTCACCGATGCCGGCGCTGCATCCGAATTTGTCAACCGTGTGATGCGTGCCAACGGCAATAAGCAGGCTGCGCCCATCGCATCTAATTAAAGAAAGCTCGGAGGACTAAGGAATGCTGAAAATTACTGTGCAGGCTGCCGAGTTTTGGGATGAAATTCATGAGGAATTTGTCTACAAGAAAGAGCAGACTTTGCAGTTGGAGCATTCCTTAGTCTCTCTTTCAAAATGGGAAAGCAAATGGAACAAGGCATTTCTCGGAAAACAAGAAAAAACCGATGAGGAAATTCTTGATTATGTACGATGTATGACCTTAACCCAGAATGTCGATCCCGAAGTATATACTCGGCTGTCTGCTGAAAACTACGCCGCCATCAATGCGTACATCGAAGCACCTATGACTGCTACTTGCCTTATCGAGGATAAGCAGACAAGAGGTAATAAAGAAACGGTTACGTCGGAGCTTATTTACTACTGGATGATTTCTTATAACATCCCTGTGGAGTTTCAAAAATGGCATTTGAACAGACTGCTGACCCTCATACGGGTATGTAATGTCAAGAACTCTCCACCTAAGCGAAGAAGTAAGCGTGAAATGTGGAATCGGAACGCAGCTATCAACGCTGCCAATCGAAAACGCTTTGGCTCCAAGGGGTGATTGAATGAACAGACGATGCCGAAAATGCATGTTAAGGCGAGTTTGCCATAAAAAGCAGCCTTACAATAACTGGCTTAAAACTTTTACCAAGAAAGCAGTAGCAATCATTCTGATGGTTTCACTGATTGATTTGCAACTGTCTTATGTGCTTGCCTTTATGGGGCAAGTACAAATTGCGGAATCGCTTTCCAGCACAATAGCATCGACCGTTGTCGGGGTTATGCTTGGCTACTTCTTCAAAGCCCTTTTCGAAACATTCTTCGAAAAGCGTGAAGAACGACTCAAGCAGGAAAGCGAACCAGAAGAAAATACGAATTATGAGGAGGTTTAGTTATGCCTATCAGTTTTTTGACTACAGCACTGTTGATCGTATCCGTTATCACGAATCTGACAGTGGAGGGCATTAAGAAGCTGCTTGACGGAACGAAGGTCAAGTATTCTTCTAATGTTCTTGCGGCAGTTCTGTCCGTCCTGATCGCCTGTGCTGTTAGCGTGATTTACCTTATCATGACCGACACGGTCTTTACTATGAAGATTGGGGTTGAGATCGTCGTTCTGATGTATCTGGGCTTCCTGATCTCTACGGTCGGTTATGACAAGGTTATTCAGATGCTGAAACAGATTCAGAGCGTGAAGGAGGAAACGAAAAATGAGTAACAGTCCATTGGTGTCCTATACCAAATTAAGTCCCAATCATTCCGGGC